TTTGGAAATTCACGTGGAAGATCATCTCAAAATACCACGGCTAAACCGTGATTAATCATGGTCTAACGAGCAAGCTCGACCTAGCGCCGTGTGCTAGGATTGCCATCTAAACTAAATTAGACGGTCGTTGATGGTGTGGGTACAGGCCCTCGAAACATTGTAGGGACATTGAGGAAAAAGAAGCAAGAGAAATCTTGCCCCGCACTGGCATACGCAGTCAGATAAGATGCAACTGCTGTAGATCCCTCAGCCCAAGATTCGCCGGAAGCAGTTACAACGATCCTGTCCTCTGTTAATTGGAAAGGGTCCGTATTATGCCCCGATGTAATCGGTAGAGAGCTGTAATATGAAGGGTTGGCTGGAAACATGCGCATATTCACGTATGAAGGAACCGCAACTTGCAAACCACCTCCGGCCATGGATGTGTTTGCTGCTGCTCCACCTATCCCAAGAGGAGTATAGTTAAGCACGTTTGCGCTGCAAGTTGATGTAGACTTGTTCACCTGGAACACCTTCTGAGATATTCCCCCTGGATAACTAGTTTGAAAATAGCTACCAGGAGCACGGTTAAGTGACATGTTGTATATGAACGAGTTGTTTCCAGCGCCCGACATGGAAAGGTGATAATTGATTGTCCCTCTAAAGCCGACGAAGCATGGTGTAAGCCAGTGCAAATACGTCATGCCTGTGAGGTTCGCCACTTGTCCTGTTGATGTTGCATGTAAACCTGTTGCCGCAACACCAGGGTAAACTGGAAAACGTGGTAAGTTCCAAACAGACTGATAAATATTGAAGGACTGGCCCATAACACAAAGTTTCGCATAATATGAGGCACGCTGGATAAGTGACCGTGTGGATGCTATCATCTCTCCAAAATAAATCATATTCTTCTTATCATGAGCCGGGATGACTGGCATGGTGACCTCAGTCGTAGAACTAGGGTCGTCCATCATCTGTTCAGCTCCTTGAAGAAGATATTGATCAAAGGGCGAGTAGAATTGCTGATTCGTTACACTGGTCAGATCGCTAGGCACAGCGAGCTCAAAATTATCAGCCATGCGCATCGACATAATTACGTAGGCAGGTGCCGCGGAATCACTGCAATTAAGCGGATTAAGCACATCCAACCGAAAGTAGCCGTTTGCGAAATTGTTATTGTAAGTCGAACTGGGATCAGCTCTATTGCCCCAAACGTTTGCATTGGAAGCGGCGAAGACCCCACCTGTCAGCGGCAGATAAGAGTAGATGGAAGAGTAAGGAATTCTAATCTCAAAAGATGTTTCCTTCGTGAGATCAAATATAACTTGCTCAATTCTTCCCTCGGCATATGTCGTGTACGGACCATTGGGATCATAGCTGAAGCGCAAACGGCCCCTGTGGAATTGGGAACACAAGATCTTGAAATTAAAAATGATGTCGCCAGTCCAATATGTGAAACCCTGACCGATGTAACCTGCTGGTGTCATCATGTGCCGGTAATACGTTCCTGAGCTCGCGCCAGTTAATGTGACAGACGTACCATACTCAGGCATGACATAGCCAGTGAAAATACGCTGGCTAGCAGCATCCGTCACATTCCATGTGGCGACATCGATATAGGCCTCCTTCTGGCATATATGTTTAATCGCCATCTGATCTATGGGTATTGCGCCAACTGTTCTTGGGTCGATTGTAAGTTCCTGCTTTGGGTCCATGCTGAGCTTTTCCAATTGAACTCCGATCTGAGTAGAATGCAACTGGGGCAAAGCAGCGTTTTTAACAGAATGCACCGGATCGATAACTGGAACTGCGGTAAATCCAAACCATCTGGCGATGCTTGCAAATGCACCTACCAAAAAGCTTGTGGCTCGCGCATATGGCCCTATGACAGGAACATTGCTTAAGGCGCCAGCGGCAGCAGCGACTGCTGAAGCCGTCGCTGAAACAGGTCTTTCCTCGTATTCGCTACCCTGAATCGTCAAGGTTGGACGAGAAAGCTCCATACCCACAATGCGTGCATAAACTACGATGCCAACACCAACAGATGGTGTTGTTCCTGCATACTGAAGTGCTTTTGGAGACACCATATTTATGGTTCCCATATTAAAGACATCATCCGTCAATGAGTTAGAACTAATTGTCAAATCGACCCAATTCTTGTACCACAAAAAGGGAAGCTTCATTACACCACCGGTACACGTCTGAGGGTAAAGCCATAAATGTGGTCGTTGCGACAAAGCCATAAGACGCTCATTGGATTCACCAGATGTCAACTCAATATGCCCTCCCGAAAAGTCATAATCCGAGTACACATGAGCAGGGGCTACAGCCGAGTCCCAACCAGTAGCACCTACAGATGAGAGTGGTTTGTATGAGGTCAATACTGCTCCATACTCATAGGGTGAGCCATTAATCAGAAATTTCAATTCCATGTGGGAACACTTAAAGCCAGCATAGCCTTTAAGCTTAGATTGCATCATGGAGTTGTTGATCAAAAACTCATACCACGGGTTAAAATTGGTGTCAATCACAGTTGTTGCGGTCCAAGTAATGTCCTCAATTGCCACCCATCTTGAAAAAACATCCTCGATATTGGTATTTGTGGACTTGCCTTGTTCAGATGTCTCATCAAGTGTTGAGACATCTCCAGCGGAGATTTCTGGTTCTCCGGCAACCATTTGAACGATATTTGAAGCGGACCCTTGTATAATCATCTCGTCGGTCCAACAAAGAAGATTATGAGTTGGAGAATTTTGCCATGGTGAGACTGCAGCTAAAGAGCCACAAGAGTTTACACTCTCCATTGCCTGATTGTATCCATTTAACAGTGATGATATCTCTAACTCAAAAATTTCTCTGTTAAGGTAACTATCCAATCCGACGTGCTTATGGTTCGAGACGTAGCATCTAACGCCTGTGGAATATTTGGTTTTTGGATTACTTGCTGACGAAGCTTTCCACTCCGCCACATAAGTATCCCATGTTGGTGGGAAACCAGGTCGCACCCATTCAGCAAGATCGAGCTCATATATGCAACCTTTGACTAGAGAATCAAATGCATCAAAGTCCTCCCTCGAGTGCTGAAACATCTCGCGGTGCTGCGATTCCATAATAGCAAGCATCTGCTTTTGTGGCGTCTCACTCTTAGACTTCAACCACACACAAAGAGATTTCGCAATCGATTTGAATTCGAGTGGGCATTTATAATCTGCAAGTTCAGAATCCCAAACCCAACTTCTCTTCAGAAAGGTCATCTGATCTGTAGGCGTGAAAGCTGAGATGGTGTCACTCTTAAGAGCATCTGTGTAAACAAATCCTAAGGTGGGCATAACCTCCGCTATCTTGTCTTGCGTATACCACTCGGCTACAGCTTCGCTAACCCCAGCAGCATTGTCGTCTCCATATGTGATGAGATGCACGTTGTAACGAAACGTCGCTATGCATTTATAGGGACTCAAAACGTAATAGCAAATGCGCATAGCCGTGGAATTACCCATGCCATTACCGACAACTGTGATGTTTGTGCCAGAAGGTTGGAAACCAAGACAAGTTATCAAAGTGCCAAACCAGTCAACAAATGCAAAACTTGTGTCAGTGGCAATTCCAGCTATAATCTTGAGTTGCTCGTGTGGGATACCAGCCTTAGCATAAAACGCATATATGATACGATGATAAGCGAGAATGAATTCTGGCGAAAAGCTAGTGTCGAACTCCTTGTAATCTCCAGCTATCTTACGAACGGTCCTGACAACATTGCTGTCTTCAACGTCCTCAAGATACCGAAGTATATCCCCCCATTCTGATGAATAGCAATTTGTACCAACTCCCATCTCAAAGGCAAGACGGTTACGCTGAACAAGCATAATAAAAGAAAGGAGAAATTGTCGCATAAGAATGGAGGCGTCCAAAGGAACACCAGTAAAAACTCGAACTTTGCCTTGATCAATTTTCTCCTGACTAAGAGCCATGTCCTTCTTTTGCGCCTTGTAAAGTGGTCTGGCTCGACACCCTGACATATACGCATCTTGAATACGATCTATCCTTTCGTGCACTTCCTGAGGCACGTCATAGGCTACGACATGACCAGGTCGCGGTGTGATCTCTATAAGAAGATCAGATTTTACTCTACACCAAGGAGATCCCGCACTCGTATTCTTCTTCATTGGATCACAGTAAACAACTCCTGGTGCACCGTTAATTGCAGTGTAACGATCAAGGAAAACAAATTTCTCTATTTCACCTGGAGGCAACCTAGAAAAGACAGTGTCTATATAGTCGGCCGTGCATATGTCCAAGATATCCTGATCTATCATAGCATTCTTCTTCGATATACTAGATAAAGCTCGGTACTCGGGTGCCCAGTGCTTAAGATCGGGTTTGACCACATTTGTGGTTATACCGTATCTCTCCCAATAGGCACGCATCGGGGTGTCTTCAACTTGCGACTTATGAGAGCTCCTAAAACCAAGTAACGACCCATGAACATCAAAAGTCCCACTGGTAATAAAAGTTGCAGAGCTCTTGGGGTGAACATCACCATAATTCATGGGATAACCTTGAGCTGACATACAATGTGGGCCATCGTCAACAAGCATAGGAGGAACATATGGTATATCACTACAAAGAGATTGTAAGATCTTACCAATGCTCGTTGTCAAAGCTTCTTTTGCTGAGACAATCCATTCTCTGTCAACAGAAACTGCGACTGCAGCTTGACCAGCAGTCGTTTGTTTTCCACCCAACACATGCAATCCCGCTATGGCCGGTCCTGAACTTGTCTCAAGTATGAGGACGCTACCACAATCGCCGTTGCGAGTGGTATCCTTGAGGTTGCCACTCCAGGCATGGCAATTCATATCTGGAAGGCCAACACAGGTGCATGGAGTGTAGGTAAGTTTTGAGAACTGCTTCTTAACCACCGTTCCGCCATCCTTACTAAGATAAAAACCTGAAGACTCTCGCTGATGGTTCACACCGCAAAAGTAATCTACAATGTTTTTTGAAGGAATCTGCTTTTCGAGATAGAAGAGTGCTAAATCGCGTTTCTTATCTCGATAAATGCGCGACTGAGAAAGTAACAAGGTTGTGTTGCGACTAGGCCCAATCCCGCTATCATATGTCAACTGAAGTTGGATATTACAATCAGAAAACAATGTGTGCGAATTCGCCAAAAAGAAGCCACCACCAATAGCGATGCACTTGCCATCAATAACCGTAAAGCTATTGGGGACATCAGCACGACGCGATTTCATTGAATAACAACCCCTAGAGACCACATCTATAAAGGCAGGTAAGTTATCACCCTTACAACACTTTGAAACTTTGCCAACATCGAGAGGCAAAGTCTTGATAGCATCATTGTGCCAGACATTGATACGCTCGTTGGGTTCAGGTTGAGGCGTTTCAAATTTAAAAGGCGCCGACTGAAAGTTGCCCTGCATATCATTAGATGTTTTGCGCGTAAGCATATAAATGCCAAGTACAGCGGTCGCAGCAGCCGCAACACCAATAAGAATGTCGGGTCTGGTTGCATAGGATCGTGCTCTCTCACCTACGTCATGCCAATATGCGCGCATATTATCGTAGTTTCTCTCAATCCTAAATAGGATCCGAGCCCCGTTAGCGATTGATCTCACATCTCGGCAAAGGTACGATTGAGGCAAAGACAGCATCTGCAAGTAATTCAGGCGATCCATAAGGCTGTTTGCATAAGGTCGAACTGTGTAGTTCAAATGATACAAAGACCATATTGTTCCTACACCAGCCATTGCTAGGGTAACCGTTTCAAGATTACCTTGGAGACGCATCCTATTGAAAGGTGGGCCAACTGGCTCATCATCATCATAGTCAGAGTCATCTTGACTAGGTCCACCGTGCGGTAACCCCTCAACGTGGAGATGATTGTGTGGGCGAGATGCGCAAACGGAGCAAGGCATATTGTGCTCAGCGCAAAATCGAGCTGATATCATATTACGCTTGCTGTCAACCACCATTTGCTGCTTGAGACAGTGCTCAGTTATCGCACTATTGTACCAGTCAAGAAAATCAAATAGATCTGCGTTCTGCAGAACAGCGACGTCAGATCCACCTCCATTTCCATTTGACTGATACTTAGTAACGTCCCAAATCCAATAGTCAGGGAAGTCAGGCGAAATTGCGTTGAGATTCTTGATTTTCATCGTGTCGAGCATGCCATTGTTGGAAAATTGAGGCTTAACAGTAGGTCTGATCTTATAGTTGAACCTACGCAAGATGGCCTCGGGGCACGTGAAATAGTGCTTAGCATTAACATCGTCGGCATTTGAGCTGGACAAAACAAGCTTCGCGAGAACAGGAGTCTGGCCTTTATCCTCAAGCTTAGCCATATTGGCCATGAAAGGCTGTGGATTGATGATATCTATAAGCTTATTCAGCGTAGGATCACCTTGAGGCGCTCGACTGGGCTTTATTTTCGCAATGTCGTCCATCATAATGCACCACTTGTATGACTGAAATCCGTCCATGAATTCAGAATCTGCGTTGAGCGAGAAAGCAAAAGATGCGTCTGTAGGTAAATTCTGCAGTCGACCAAATTGAACGAAAAGCATGTTCATTATGGCGGTCTTACCAATACTAGAGGGACCCACTACGAGAATAGAGAATGGTGTTTGCCGAATCTCTTGAGTGAATTCTGCTGCCTTGTATTCCATCAACCATTTCTTAAGCTTGCAAAGCATATCATTCGCATTTTTGTGCGATGGATCATTACGCTTGTATGAAAGTCGTTTGACGATAAGCGTCCCATCATCGATAGCTTGCTGAAGCTTCTGGTGGTACTCATATATTGTAAAATTGTGAGGTTGTGGATTTTGCAGGAATTGGCTCCATCGCGAAAGTGTTTCATAATCTTCGAACCACTTCGCATAATGCTGTCCTGAATGAAAAAGAGGATCAAGCGAGCCTGAGGTATAAATCTCATACCCTTTTGTCGCGAAATAGTTAATTAAATTGCAAAATTCCACAAACAAATCAGCGCCTAGTTTCCACGTACTCTCAAAGAAGTTTCTTTCAACAATGTTGAAAGTGTCTCTATCGAATGGATGATTGGAAAAAGCGCACATCACAGCACCAACAGTGAGCGAGAAAAATCTAATGAGCCTAAGGGTAAAAGGTGAGTTGGTAACGTCTCCATAACCACCCAACGCTCTTTGCAATGAACCAAAGAGATTTTCTAAACCTTGAGGCTCTAGAGAATCGAAAACTTTTGTGGCATCAAATGCCAAATCAAATTTATGTTTCAACTCAAAAACCTCTTGCTCTGGAACTTCCTCGAGAATCTGCCGTTTTATTGCCTCATGCTTAGACACAGATGCACGGAGCCCTCTGAGTGTTGGCACGTCATCGCAGTCAAAATCGAGGTCCAGAT